CGACGATGCATATCATCAGGAGTCAATTCTAAATAGTTCTCATCATTATCTTGTAATGCATATTTGGTTACAAAAACATTTGCTGCTAGTTCATCATAACCAAAGTAATCTAAACTAGCGCTGTAGACATCATCGAACGTGTAGGCCTCCATTATTCCTCCTATCCTTTCTTAATTTCTTTCCATTTTGATTTTAACAAGTTTTTCATGTCTTGTTCACCACTATTTACAGCATCTTGCAAAGTCATCTCAGCCATGTCCTCAACAACCTCGAACCTTGACTTGCTAGTATCAATTTTTATAGGAAAAAGAATTCCATCTCTTCCTGCTCTATTTTTTGCAACAAACAGTCTACCTGCACCTGATGCTTTCTCTAGTGGCTTTCTAGAGATAGAAAGAACAACATCAGCGACCATTGCTTTACCATAAGCTTCTGACATGTTTTCTAACCCTACAATGTTTGAATTTGATGCTTCTCTATTCGCTTGCGATGCAGTCCAAACAGGTATGTTTAATTCCATAGCCAAATTTCTAAGCTCTTCATAAATAAGTTTAAGTTCATGTCGAAGGGAGTCGTACTTTCTAGTGGATCGCATAATGTCTGCATAATCGATTATTATCATATTGGGTTTGAAATCTTTCATTAAGAGCTTATCAATGTGATTTCTAATTGTAACGATTGATGCAGTACCAGTTGGATACTCTTTAATTATGAGGCGTCCGAAGTCATTTTCCTCATAATTTTTAATTACTTCTTCCTTCCTATCCTGCACATCATTAGAAGGTATATCACATAAATTACTATCATAGCGAATACCGACTGCAGTTTCTGACAGCTCAAAAGTGTAATGAATAATATTCTTCCCTATGCGTATTGCTTCACATCCCATCGCAATAAGCCAGTGGGACTTGCCTGCGCCCGTAGGGGCTGTCATGACACCAATCTCACCCTTGCCTAGGCCTCCATTAAGAATACCTTTCTTGTCTAGTTGAGGTATGCCTGTAGGGCATGAAACACGTGTTATCTTTTGAAATCGTGCTTCATAATCATTAAAAAAATCATGCCCAGTAGAGGATGGCGCGCCCTTTGCTAATGCTTCTTTCATAATTGTTGTTACTTCATCATACTTTTCCTGTGCTATCGCTTTAACGGAAGCTTCCAATGCTTCTTTTAAAGCTTGTTTCTTACAAAAATCAAGAGACTTATCCTTTACAAAACCTAGGTCTCCCATGCTAGGGTTTGTTTTAACGCGATGCAAGTATTCAATAATCTGATCTCTGAGCAATACGTCATTGCCTTCTTTCAGTTCGTCTCTTATCATTGTAACAATCAATTGAAGCGTTGGAAATGACTTGTACTTCTCATAAAATGCAAAATATTTTTGGGTTAAATAATTCAAATAACGTATTTCAAAATAACTGGGTGTCATGACCTCAATCATTTGAGCTGCCCACCTATGATCATTTAGTAAGCTTTGAAATATTTTTTCCTGAAAATTCTTACCATACTGTGAAAAATATGCGTTATCATTCATTTTGTCTTCCTTGATTTTGTTTGATGATCTTAAAGATTAAGAATCCCCGATCAATGTTTAGTGTCTTAATTCCTTGTTTCAATAGTAACCTCAAAGCACTCATTTTATCAACATTTTTTACTTTTGTCTCAATAATTTCATTCACTTTTTTAACCTGTATATGCGCTAAATTTTGAATATCTAATAATACTAATTGATGGTTTCTTTTGATGATGTCAGAACGCTCTAATAAGCTCGTGATTGTCTTTCCTTTCTTTGTTTGGTGTAATACCTTGGCATCATCAAGGAATGCCCCCACGCTATAATCAGCACCTTCTTTAAATTTCATGAAATTCTTTGTTAAAGTCTTAAAACCAACACCCGGGATTCCATCAATATTGTCTGACTTATCACCCACAATTGCTTTTGCAAGACAAAAATTAGTAGGATGAACTCCGAATCGATCTATCACTTTTTGAGTGTTGACTAGCGCTTTTAAAGTAGGTGACCAAATTCTAGTTCGATCATTTAAAAGCTGGTAGTAATCATGATCTGCAGAAAGTATTAATTTAATATCATCTTTTAATTTATAACGACATAAGTAACCTATCACATCATCAGCTTCACAATCTTCAACATAAATCTGTTTTACAGGGAAATAATTAAGCAAATCAACCAAAGTTTTCAACTGATAGTTTCTATTTTGTATAGAATCAGGAATATCATCATAATAACGATTTAAACGTTGCGGTCGGCTCCTCTTCTTGTATTCTTTAAAGAGTGATCGTTTTCTTTTAGAACCTCCACCCTCCCACACAACTAGCGTTTGATCAGGTTGAAATCGTTCAATGATATCTATTAAATTATAGTAAAAGCCTACTATTCCACCAATCTGTAATCCATTGTCACTCATCGCAGGATGGGCAACATAGTGTCTAGTGAATAGATTTAACCCATCCACTAATAGTGTCTTCTGCATCAATCCTCCGGATCGAAGTTAATCTCTTCTAAATTGTCAGCTATAGCACGTATTTCCTCATATGACTCGGTGTCAATATTCATAGTATTGGGATCACCCATAATTCTCACCATAGCTTTCTCTAGTATCATATTGAGAAACGGTACAATCTCTTCATCATTCCATAACTCATCAAAGTCTTTCTTTCTAAACTTCTTATCAATTATGGTCTTTTCACTTAACGTATTTACAACGCTCATATGTTTCCACTGTCCCGACCCTTTGATATCAATTAAGTATTCATCAATAGTATCCGGACCATGCTTTCTAAGAACATCAAAGACTTCTTCATGTTCAACGATACCCTTACCAAAGTGTATTTGAAAGTTTGCAGTTCTAAAAGGTGGAGCAACTTTACACTTAATTGTCTTAGCAGATACATTTATTCCTATCACTTCCTTTGCACTATTCTCTATCTTTTGTCCTGCACCTAATTTGATGCGTATTGATGCGTGGAATGGTATAGCTTTCCCACCGGGTGTTGTAGTTGGATCGCCATACATCACCCCTATCTTTGTTCTCGTCTGATTAAGAATGACAAAGAGCGAATTTGTCTGCCCAATAACGCCTGTTATTTTTCTCATTCCTTTTGAGATGGCCCTGGCTTGTAATCCTATACTTTCCTTGTCATAGTTACCTAGCAATTCTGCCTTGGGTGAGGATGCAGCAACTGAGTCCCAGATGATTGTTACAGGAACATCTTTGTCAAGTGCTTGAGCTTTAAGAATTGTCTTCTCAGCGATAGCAAGCACCTCCTCCGTGCAGTGTGTATCAACATAGACAAAACGTTTTGATACATCTACACCAAGAAGGAATAAGTTTTCAACTGACGTAGCATTTTCCGTGTCAATATAGACAACTATACCTCCCATCTCTTGCGTTGAACGTGCTATCTGTGTAGCAATGTGAGACTTACCTATACTGGGTGGGCCGAATATTTCAACAATACGACCTTCAGGTAAACCGCCACCTTTTCTATTTGAACAGATGTAGTCTAAAAGTTTAGACCCAGTACTAATCCATCGCTTAACAGTTGTGGGTGCTTCATCAACTGCTAGATTATAAGCTACACGCGTTCCATGCTCTTTGTTTAATGACTTAATTAAGTCTTCTGTGAAATCGTCCTTACTCATGTTACCTCGCTTCAGTTGTGATAGTCATACAATACTAATCCCTCTATTGTCATTTTACATGTCTTTATATAATAAAAAATGCGCCTCCGGAGAGGCGCATTGTACAAAGAGCTAGTGTATTTTTATTCCATCAAGTCTGCAAATGCATCATCAATGTTACTATACGATGTAGTCTTATCTGTAGAAGTTTTAGTAGTAGAGTTTGTCTTAGTAGTACCAGTGGTATTCCACTCGCTATCTTCCTCATCATCCTCACCGTTAAGCCAATCATTTACGATCTTACTTAACTCATCATATGTCTTGCAAGTAAAAAGTGAATCAACATCAGGGATTGTTGTGAGCCACTCCTTTGCTTGCTTCTTGTCTTTTGATAGTAACGTTGACTTGCCACGTGGTGTGACCTCTGTCATTGCCCATTGCTGTCCGGGATTTTTATTACACGCAACTTTTATATCACGACCATCTTTTGGATCAGTAATATCACCATAATCTTCATCAAGCATCAAGCTAAGAAGCTTCTGATAGACTGTCTTTCCAAAACCCCAAATTTGTGCACCTTTGTCTTCCTCACCGCGAATAATGCAAGCAGCGTAAGTTCTCATCTTAGGGTAAAGTTTCTTAGCTAACTCATAAGATTCTTTCGTTCCGTCATCACGCAATTTTGTGATAAGTTCTTGAATGGGATCTTTTTGATTGAACTGATAAGGTGCTAATAATCCTCGTTGCCCAGGAATGTTATAATAAAACATCAACTCTTTGAAAGGTTGTCCATCATTATCAGGAATTGATAACAATCGAACAGTATGTTCCTCTCCTTCTGTTGGTTTCCATAGTGTGGAACGATTCTTAGATGTTCCCTGTAGTCTTTCAAGCTTTCTTTTGATAGCTTCAAAATCTATTGCCATAAGTTTCTCCTATTAAAATTTAATTTGCAAATGTTAATTTGTATTTGCTAATTAATAATACATTAGAGCTGCAGCATTATACAAAATAATATTATTTTATTTACTGCTTACTATACGGCCCATAAGGTGGAGATACTTTTAATAAATCTTCTTTTTCTTTTGGTGTCTGTTTTGTGAGCGGCCCTGTAAAACCAGCTACAGCGCCGGCGCCTGATGCTTCATCAACATCTTCGTCATCGTCGTCAGCTTTTTCTTCATTTAATAACATCACATAATCTGACAACTTATAACTTCTTCGTCTTAATTCGCCTACTAAGCTTTGAATCGTTAAAAGTGTTTTTGTGTCTACATCCATTTCTTCCTCGTACTCTTCTTCTGTCTCTAACTCACCAACAGGACCTGCATACCACGGTGTATCTGAATTCATTGACCACTGACTGTCAGCAGCCCTCCTGGGTCGACCAGCGTAACCATGATAAGCATACTGGGCAGGATTTAATTGTGGTTTGGGTCCACCACCAACAAAACCGCCGCCGGCAAATTTTGTGCGTGAATTAAACGAATTTCCTGATGTTACACTCATTGTGTGTGCCTTTCAATACTAAGGTGTGCAGTAATATTAATTATCGGCTCTGTTATCGTTTTGACTGATAAAATACTTTCTAAAGTATCAGGATGCACATCAAGTAATATTGCATCAACAATGACTGCAATTAAATCTACCTTTTCTTTACTTAAATTTCCCATAAAATTTTCAAAAGCAAGACACGCATAGTCAACAGCAGTTGATTGTAAGAAATAATTTACGGGAGCATTAATGCTAAAGATCTTTCTTCCATACGCATTTTCAAAGTATCCA